AATAGGCTTAGCACTGCCGGAGATATAGCTAGATTTTATCAAGATGGTGTAATAAAAGGCGCAATAGGAACAGACGCAACACATCCTGACGGGTCAGAGTATTCGGGAGCAACTCTATATATTGGTGCAGGAGATGCAGGACTTGGTTTTACTGACAGTGGAGATTTTATTTATCCATATGATGTTGACAGTAATGTACCAGTAGACGGAACTATTACACTAGGCCATACAAGTAAACGCTTCAAAGACCTCTACCTATCAGGCACTATCTCTAGTGGTGCTATTACAACTACTGGTAGTTTGTTTGTTGATGCGCCTTCTGGTAATCCGGATATTACTCTTAAAACAGCAGGTGCAGGTAATAACCCTTTAATAAGAATACAAGCCGCTACTAATTATTGGGATATTCAAACCATCTTCTCAAATACAGATGATGAATTAGATTTCCGTTATAACGGCACTTCAAAATTAGAAATTGATAAAAACGGAAACGCCACATTCTCAGGTAGTGTTAGCACAGATCAAATAAACAGCAATTCTTTTAACCTACGCAATACCTCAAATGGCAATATGATCAAGGCTGTTTCAGGCGGTGCAGTAACTTTGTATCACAATGAAAACCCTGTAGTTAAAACAGATGGTGGTGGTTTAGTTGTAGAGTCTGGTATGAACTTCAATATGACTGGATCGATGATGGTCGGAGCTACTACTGCGCCTACAGGATTGCTTTCATTCCAAACATCTACAGCAGGCAATAACACTACTCACAACATTATTGATGCAACTACAGATAATCCAACTTACAAAGCACAAATCAATCTAATACGAGAAGGTTCAAGCGGTCAACTTGGATGGGCGTTTCTTACAAACAGTGTAGGCTCGCCAACT